TGCTGGACGATGCAAGAGAATTTGCAGATATACCATTTACAATAACAAGCTCATGGAGAAGTAAAGCGCACAATATGGAAGTGGGAGGAAAGCCTAATTCAGCTCATTTAAGAGGTACAGCAGTTGATATATCTTGCTTTAGTTCTTAACAAAGAATGTTAATAGTAGAGGCTTTGTTTGATGCAGGCTTTACTAGGATTGGAATAGCTAAAACTTTTATTCATGCTGATTGCGATATTGAGCTGCCGCAGGAAGTTCTTTGGATGTATTAAATGAATTGGATTATATCAATAGGATTTTACACAGGAATACTTTTTGGGGTTTATTCTCAAAAGTTTGATGATGGCATTAGTCATTATTTATATTTGCCGTTTTGTTTCATTAGTTTAGATATTTATTATGATTGAATTTGTAGCACTTAATTGGGGTGAGTTATTAGTCGGTTTAATGGCTTTTACTAAGGTTGTTGTTAATCTTACACCAACAGAAAAAGATAATGCCGTATTTGGCAAGATTGACATGTTTATAAACTTCTTTATAAAGGACAAATTAAAGTAGTGCCTATTGGAGCGATTGCTAAATCTCTAGGAAAGATTAGCGAAGTATTCAAAGAGGGGCAACGTCAGAAGAAATGGAGTGCCAAGAGGTCAGTAAGTGGCGTTTTGGTAACGGCTGCTGTTGCTGATATGTCAGTAAATGGTTTAACGGAGTACAATGTTGTGTTAAGTTTTATCGCTATATTGCCCTTATGTTTCACCGTATTCTCAAAAGCATGAAAAACAAAGCCGACAGTTGGAATAGAATGCGCCTCAAGCCAGAAGAGATTGAGGTTATTAAAAAGTACAGAGCCAACACGCTCGAAAACATAAACGATAATTCCGCACTTGACTTACATTTGCAAGAGCGAGGGATTGATAAAAAAGACGTTGTAAGCGTTAAGCATTGGCAGAACATGAGCGGAGAGCTTCGCTTTTCTGTTGTTACAAAGGAAGATTCAGGTATCGATGAGAGTGGTATATTCAGCCGTCTTAATTCGTTTATTGAAAATCACGCTCCGACATATCCAACAATCAAAAGAGAAGCAGGCAGGCACTTACTAGTTATTAATCCTGCTGATATTCATATTGGTAAATATGCCAATGCAGAAGAAACAGGAGAAGATTACAATATACCGATTGCTGTGTCTAGAGTTATAGAGGGCGTACAGGGATTGATACAAAAATCTAAAGGGTTTAGTATTGATCGGGTTTTATTCTGTATTGGGAATGATATTTTGCACGTTGATAATGTATACAATACAACTACCAAAGGAACGCCGCAAGACTGCGATGGTAAATGGTGGGAACATTACGAGGTAGCTTTGCAATTATATGTTAAATGCGTTGAGATGCTAAGAGAAGTTGCTCCTGTTGACTGTGTGCATTCAATGAGTAATCATGACTATCAAAGCGGATTTCATTTAGCTCATGCTTTAAAGTCATGGTTTAGAAATACAAACGATGTTTCTGTTGATGCAGGAGTAGCACATCGTAAATATTACAAGTACGGAAGCAATTTAATAGGCTTGGAACATGGAGATGGTGCGAAGATGGATAATCTACCATTGCTTATGGCTCAAGAAAGGCCCCAAGATTGGGCAGGAAGTAAATTTAGATATTGGTATTTGCATCATTTACATCACAAAGTAAAGCATAAATGGAGAGATGGAAAGGATTTCATTGGCGTAACTGTGGAATATTTAAGAAGTCCAAGCGCAGCCGATTCATGGCATTCAAGAAAAGGATTCACAGGATCTCCAAAAGCAGTTGAGGCGTTTATACATGAATATGATAAAGGTCAAGTCGCAAGATTAACGCATTTTTTTTAATATAACCCCCCCCCCAGTAGGAGCTTCAGAGATGAGGCTCTTTTTTTTTGCAAATTATTTTAATAATGTAGTTGCTATTCTTAAAATATATTATATATTTGTCCCAACAAAGAGAAACAAAAACAACTAAAAAACAAGATTATGCAAAATCAAGAAATTACAAACAAATCTCAAGAAGTTGCATCTTTTTTATCTGATGTTTTTATTAAATCCCTTAACAAAAAATCATTTTTAGAAAAGCAGCGTGTTACAGATGAAGTTCTAAGAGTATTAGAGTTTAATGGCATAACTTTTATGAAGCACACACATCCAACAATAGATTTAGTATTTGCTAATATTTCTAAATCTGCAAACGCATTTGAAACATCTAATGCGTGGAGTATTAAAATAGGAGCGTAATGCTCCTTTAACCCTAAAGACAAAACAATGAAATTAAATATTGAAACAAAAGAAGCGACAGGTACAATTGAAGAGCTTGTAAAACACTATGTAAGAAGAGCAGGCTGGTTTGATGACTTGCATGCTAATATGAAAGCTAGGATTAAAGAGTTAGAAGATGATCAAGATATACGCTCAGTTCACTCATCCTTAATTGTAGCTGAAGAGTTAAAGGATCAATTAAAGGCTGTAAGCGCATGGTGGGAACCTAAAACTGTATGGGAGGCTGATTATGATGGCAAGTCAGAAGTTGATATGCAATTAAGACATGCGCCCAATAAAAAATTAAGTGGAAAAGGATATTAAAAAACTTTGCAGATATTAAAAATATTTATATATTTGCATCAAACAAAACAACAAAACAATGAAAAACTTAACAGCAGACGAAAGAGTAAGATTAGAGTTTTTAGAGGATGCTTTACAAGAGCATTTAAAGACGGAACAGTTTATACTTTCAACAGGTCAGTACATGGCTTCGGGTATTAACCTTGCAAAAGTAAAGGTAATTTTAGAAATATTAATTGCAGATTATAAAAATAAATAAGATGGGTAAACTTAAAGAATTATTACTAGGATCAAGACCGCAGCAAATCGATAGAGATGCAATGATTGAGCAGCAGATAAATGATGAATACGATAGATGCTCAGAGTTACACAGCTCTTGGAGAAGTGGAGAAAGAAATCCATTAAATGAATCTATTAACGAATGGCAATTTTTGAACAAACCAACTAAAAAACAATAAGATGAACAAAGACAAACTAAACGAATTGTACAAGAAGAACGGCTTAACTGCTGACGATGTATTTAAGCATAAATTCTATACAATTATTTCAAGATCGGGGATAGATAAAATCCAAGCCAATAATAATATTGAGATTGATTACGATCTATTACACAACTCAACAGATAACAAATGTATTATCATTAAGGCAACAGCAAAGAGCGGCGATAAGATAATTCAAACCTTTGGCGAGTCTGCTCCAAATAATACATCTAATGCTTACCCTGTTGCAATGGCAGAAAAGCGAGCAATGAGCAGAGCAGTATTAAAGTTAACAGGATTTTATGAACTAGGTCATTTTGGCGAAGATGAAGCTGATGATTTTAAAAGAAAATAAGATGAAAAACGAAACAGGAAGAGGATGGCATCCTAATACAGATTTACAAGAAGTATTATTTAACACCTACAAAACAAAATCTATTATTGGGCAGGCTTTAAAATTATCACAGCCAACGCTTAAAATACTTTTAGCGGATGAAAAAAAGATTACATTTAATCAATTAATAAAAGTAAGTGAGGACAGCAAAATAAGTTTAATCAAATTAATAAGACTACTATAATGTTCAAGGAGGAAAGATTAGAATTATTATTAGCAAAATCAGCAGAAGTAAATAAAACCTGTGTTAAAAGAATGCTTGAAAAAGGCAGGAAAAGATTTAACGTAGAGGCCAGGAATATGGTTTACACAATACTCAGGAGAAACGATTGGAGTTACCAAAAGATTGCCGATAATTTTGGCAAGAATCACTCTAGTATATTACATGGTGTTTCTACACATGAAAGAGATTATAAAACTTTAAATTATTATCAAAAATCATTTGATAGATTAGAAATGTTAATTTCTGAGGATGTAGATTTAAAACTGTTTAAAAAAGAAGAGATCAATAAAAAAATTGAAAACCGCATCGAAAAGCTAGAAAGTGAAAATGCAAGGCTTAGAGATCAAATTTTCGATATTAAATTAAAATCACAAACACTAACCAATTTATTAAAATCATTATGCAGTTAAAAGGAACAATAGTTAAGATTAAAGATGTTCAAGTAATATCTGAGAAGTTTAAGAAGCAAGAAGTAATACTCAAACAAGAGGGCGTAGAGTATGATTCAGATGTTCCTGTTGAGTTTATGCAGGACAAAGGAATAGAGCTTGTAAAAGGCTTAAAAATAGGCAAGGTTTACGAGATAGACATCAACCTAGCAGGAAGAGAATGGAAAGACAGGCATTTTATTAGCTTAAAAGCTTGGAGAGTTAAAGAGGTAGAAGCGGAAGCTGCGCCAGAAGACGATGGAAATATGCCATTCTAAAATTAAATGGAGCTATATGCTCCTTTTTTTTACCTTTGACAAAACAAAACTATGGAACAACCTAACTACTATTCTATTTTAACGGCTTCGGTTAGATACGACAAAGATCTGACCGCAAATGCCAAGCTTCTTTACTCAGAGATTACAGCCTTATCTAATAAGAAAGGGATTTGCTGGGCATCAAATTCTTACTTTTCTGATCTTTACAGCGTTTCTAAGATAACCATTTCAAGGTGGGTTAGTCAATTAGCTAAAAAAGGGTTTATAACTGTTAAAATGCAGTACATTCCTAACACTAAACAAGTTGATAAAAGAATTATTAGCTTAACACCTATTAACAAAAATGATAATACCTATAAACAAAATAGTTTAGGGGGTATAAACAAAATTGTTAAGGAGGGTATTATCAAAAATGTTAAGGATAATACTACAAGTATTAATAATACAAGTATTAATATAGATGGTAAACCATCTTCTCTCTCAATCGTTGAAGATTATTTTAGATTGAAATCTTTTGATCTAAGCGAGGCAATTAATTTCTTTGAGTATTACGAAAGCAATGGCTGGAAAGTCGGCAGAAACGCAATGAAAAAGTGGAAGCTTGCAGCTAATAGATGGGTAAGGAATGCCAAGCCAAAGAAAAAAGGATTAAGCGAAGAATACTTTGGCGATTTTATGAACAATCAAAACAAACTGACATGAAGATAACAAACGAAGATAATATGGAATTGATGTCAAGGTATGAAGACAATCATTTTGATTTGGCTATTGTTGATCCACCTTATGGAATTGGAATAGATGGGCAAAAAGAAGATATAAAAGATGGTGTGCAAATTAGAAAAGCACATACTTTTAAAGACTGGGATAATGAATGCCCTAACGAAGATTACTTTAATGAACTGAAAAGAGTAAGTAAGCATCAAATTATTTGGGGTGCAAATTACTTTCCACAGTTTTTAGAAAAAAGCAAGGGATGGGTTGTTTGGTATAAAGGGCAAATGGGTTTAACAATGTCTGATTGTGAATTAGCATACTCTAATATAAAAAGCCCTACAAGAGTTGTAAATATACATAGAACGCATATATGGAAAGACAAACCAATACACCCAACACAAAAACCAGTTAAACTTTACGAATGGCTTTTAATGAACTACGCAAAAGAAGGTGACAAAATACTTGACACACATCTTGGTTCTGGAAGTATTGCAATAGCATGTCACAATCTTGGATTTTATTTGACTGCGTGTGAATTAGATATAGAATATTACGAAGCGAGTTTAAAAAGATTAAAGCAACATCAAGCTCAATTAAGATTAATATAAAATTTATATATTAGCGACATGGAAATAGGAAAACAACCCACAGAACAATTACTTGAATTCTGCTTTAAAACTTTA